GCTATCAGTGTCAGAAANGGTAGGATNAGTATCCCCANTGCTATCAGTGTCAATACCCCCACTACCTTCAATATCACTGAGAGCATCTGACTCAGCTTCCAATTCCTTGGATTGAGCCACTTGAGACTCCTCTTCCTTCTCTTGTTTGCAGTAATTATATAACGCTTTTGCTGCTGTGATGGTGTCAGTAAAGGTCTCGGCATTTTGGATTAAAGAGATAATCTCCTTCTCAGGAGGTGAAAAAGGTATAGGAAGGAACGACCCAATCTTAAAATGTAAATTAGCCCGATCAGCAAGATTAAACTTAGTAATATCTTCACCATCTAACTCAAAGAAATCATCTTCATGCATCTCACTATAACCCCTATAGAAAGATTTGGCAATACCTAGATACTTTCTCTTCATCAACTTCTCAATTCTTGCGTCCTCAACCACATTCATAAAACTATGAGGAACATCTTTTGGGGGATCCTCATTTGGTGTGAAAAGTGCGTGTCCTACTTCATGTCCTACAAGCATATCATATACATCATTACTTGCTTTCTCCCAGAGAGGAAGGATTAATACACGAGTTTGGACATTAAACTGTGCTGTCTCAACGTGCTTGTGCTCTACCACTAGATCTTCAGTAGCAAGCAATTTTGCTAGTTGTGACTTGATTTCTTGCTGAACTGCCATGCTTTGTTTGTTTCTTATATACCTATAATACTAAAAAAACCTCCCCTTTTGGGGGAGGTTGTGACACTTATTTGATTGGTTTTTTTGTTTTAGAAGACATCGCTACAGATTCTTCTACATACTGTCGCATTGTCATCACACTCCGTGAGGCACTGAAAATAATCATTTATAGCAGATTCGGTATCTGCTTTTTCTCTCTCCGATATGTGGGGGTTCCAACCTGCTAATTGATTATAGGATACTAGATTGTGCATAGATGACTTCTCCATTTTGTTAATTTGAACTTCATAACCATTTAAGTTTGGTTACATCTTGTTCTCCTCAAGTCTACTATTATTTAGTCAGAATATCAACACAAATGAGGTTCGGGTTTACAAAAATAAATGCCTACGCACTTATACCTAGTACTAAAAAAGCACCCTTGAGTTTCCTCTTGAGTGCTTGTCGTCTTGCTCTTGCTTGACGTAATGCTTGTGGTTTAAGTTTTCGTTTGGGATCCTTCTTTGAATGATGGATCCAGTTTGGGACGTTCATTGTTCTGCCAACCTACTAAATCCTTTAACTTTCTCAAATTTTAACATACTTTCAAACTTATCGTGCATATCTGGTTTATGGGATATGACAAAAATATTAGTGTCCTTAATTACAAACCTTATAATCTTTAAGAACTCCTCTGTTCCCATACCATCCAAAGAACTATCAAAGACCTCATCCATTATAAGAAGATTAGTATTGACAGAGTTCTTCATTCGAGCAACCTCTCTCCAAGTAAACAGGAGTGCTAGGTCAATTCTCATCTTCTCACCCTCACTGAAAGAGGCATAAGAAAAATCCTCATGGATTGGGGATTGAATGGTTTCGTTGAATTCTTCATCAAGTGTGAAGTTGATATAGAAGTCCATCATCTGAAGATAACGGTTTACCTGCTGATTAATCAGTGGCAGATACTTCTTTATAATCTTGGATTTGACTCCACCATCTTTAAGTAAACCATACGAGAAATCGTAATAGCTAATAGAATCCTTTTGGGATACTAAATCATTGTATGTTTCTGTTAAACTTTTTTTAAAGGTTTCTAACTTCTCATGTTCAGTATTTCTGTTTTCAAGTTGATTGGTAAGTGTTTGAATTTCATTTTCAAGATCTCTGATTTGTCGTTGACATCCAGAAATCCTAGTATTGTTTTGAGAAATGCCATTATTGAGGTTAGTAATCTCCTTTGATAAGTTTTTAAATTGATGCTCTCGCTCTTCTTCTTCTTTAATTGCCTGTTCTAGTTCTTGATAACCAGATTGCAACTCCTTTGCTTTAGTTTGAGCATCATCGATTTTATTTATTCTAAACTCCTCTCCAATAGACTGTGTGCATGTAGGGCAAACCGTGTTCTCTGTAAAAAACTTATGCTCTTTAGTAATCGTTGTTACTTTCTGGGATATTTTACCTTTAAGATTTCCTAACTGACGAAGTTTTTTTCCAGAACCTGTTACCGTTTCCTGTTCTTTAATAAGTTCTGTTACATTACTTTCTTTGATTTCATTATGTTCAATGTGAGTATCAATTTCAATTCCCAATACTTTTACTTTACTTTTCTTATCTGTTATATTCTTTTTACCACGCATTTCTAACTCTTCAATAAAGTTCTCTTGCATATGAACCTTATCATTAAGAGATTCTTTTTTAAGAGTGAGAACTTTTATTTCCTCTCTTCTCTGACGTATCTTATCCTTTATAATATTATTCATAGAAGAGAAGATTTTAATATCAAGTAAATCCTCAATAACCTCTCTACGGTTTGGTGCAGTCAATTGCATGAATGGAACAAATATACTACTACCAAGAATAACAATCTGGGTAAAGGATTTGTAATTCATTTTGATTACATTCTGTTCCAACCATTTTTGTTGATCTGCAGAATGTGAGAACTGATCTAATAATCTACCATCTTTCCATATCTCAAAAATATTTGGTTTGATTCCTCTTATGACTTTCCAACAAATTCCATTAACAGTAAACTCTACTTCTACCTTCGAATCTTTTTCATTAACAGTATTAATTAACTGACTCTTACTAATCTTACGGAATGGTTTGTTGAACAAACTAAATGTCAGTGCATCAAGCACCGTGCTTTTACCTGTACCATTTGTACCAACAATTAGATTGGTATCATGTTCAGTAAAATTTATTTCAGTAAAGTGGTTGCCAGTGGATAAAAAATTCTTCCAACGTACCTTTTCAAATAAAATCATCGTGTTTCAATGGAGGAATAACAATATCATTCTCGGTTATAACAGTATACCTATAATCATTCATATTGCAAGTTTTAAGCATCAAATCATCATCAACTTCTATGACATGCATTTCAGGATAGTCCTGATCTTCTAACTGTAAAGCGAATCTAACTGCGTCATCTTCTTGTTCAAATAGGTAGAGAACTTGTTCTCCTTCTATATTTCCTACAGAATATGCACCATCATTTTCCTTTCCTTTGACAGTTAGTATATACATTATACCACCTCACATGCCTCTTGGTAAACATCTTGCATAAGTTTTTGTACTACAGATTTATCTAAAGTAATTTCTGACTCATCAATATACCTGTTAAGGATTGACATGGTATCTTCAGATTCGAATGCCTCAAAATCATCAGATTTATAATAACCACCAAACTCAAAATTTTCTACAATCTTAAGTTCAGATATATTTGATGCATATAATTTATCAATAAACTTTTCAAACTTTTTCATATCAGTTTTTTTACGAACAATAAGTTTTACAATNTTATTNTCATATGGTCTGGAATCAAAAGTTTGATGATCNGTATCATCATAGAAAATTTTATAAAATACTTTATAAGGATTGTTAACAGGAGTATGCTCTAAAGTTTCTGTATCGAAGAAGTGAAAACCTCTNTCGCTATCATAATCATTCCAATAGATCTCATAAGGATTACCCAANTAATAGATATTGTCATTATTTGATCTTGTATGNAAATGACCCGAAAATGTTTTCTCAAACTTTTTAAAGTATTTCATATCAAGACCATGATCCATTAGAATCTGTTGGGTTACTACAAAACCATTCAGTTCTAAATGACCCATACAAACAGGAGCTCTTGATTTTTTAATTAAACCAATGCTTGATTCATAATTATCCTGATTGATCCAAGGAACAAGAAGGATATTTAAACCACCTACCTCTATACTACTAACTTCTGAATATACTTTTACATTATTATATTCACGCAGTAGTAAATCTATTGCATTTACATCATTAGTATTCTTATAATATGCTGTATGATTACCAACAATAGTATGGACAGTGATGCCCATGTCACGGAGACGATCAAAATAATAATCCTTTGCCCATGATAGTGCAGCAAAATCTATTCCTTTTCTACTATCAAAGGTATCACCCATATCAATGACTGTGGTAATACCTTCCTTTTCTATAGCAGGAAAGAAAATATCATTATAAAACTTTAGAAAATAATCATGAAAGAATTTNGAATTCTTTCTTGCTCCAAAGTGCTGATCAGTTATGATTGCAACTTTCATTAATTACGTAATTTCGCATGTACAGCATCTTTAATTGAATTATATTCCGCATAGTTAGATCCGTCAATACTATTGTTATCATCAAAAACTTCTTGATAACCAGATCTCTCAATAATTTTATTCTTAATATCTAACTGACGTTTCTCTCTTTGTATTCTGCGAAGAAAGGCATAATGTATAATCTGTGTGAAGTAAGCAAAAGGGTTCTTGGATTTTTCAGGATCAAAGTTGTGTATGTATTGAACACAATTTTCAATTCCATCGGAGATCATATCCTCCTTAAACATGTAGTTTACAAAGTTTGGTTTGAATGATAAGTGGTTAGCAATCTTTAGAAAACATTCTCCAATATATCTTGGTATCTCTGGTTTGGTATCCCATTTAGATGCTCTACCTGCTTTATCAGGTGGTTCACCATATTTTTTAATATATCTAATCTCAACATCTTCACGGTATTTAACTAAAGCAGCAAGGAACTCTTTATTGTTAACATAATGCTCGGATCTTTTACGTCTTGCCATAGTTTTACCAGGAGCTATTGCCATAAGTCTTTACCACTATTATGTAGATATTATAACACTTCTGGAGACAGTTGACAAGGTGACGAAATAACAGTAGAATAACTCTGTCAGGGTTCAAGGGTTAGTTTTAGGTTTATTAAGTTTATAAAGTTTCTCTAGTAATTCTTTAGCATCATTTACGTTAGCAATATAACCCATCTCTTTATTTAAAAGTTCTTCATTACCTCTTTCTTTAGAGGATTGTCGAATAAAATTTTGATACATCATTATAATTTCCATGTCATTTGATTCAGACATTGTTACTACGTGGTCCATATTCATAACAAACATATCTTCACTTGTTGTTTTTAACCAAGGTTCTACTTTATATCCAACTANACCTTTTTTAATTTTAATTTCAGATACAATAACAGGATGATGGAGTACTAACATGGTTCGACCTTCTTCTTCAGAAGCAGCGACCCGTGCGAATACTTCTTCTCCTGAATTTAATTTTAGTGTTGCATAGAAATCGTCTTCCATAATTATCTTTTTAATTGGATTGTAATTATCTCATAGTTAAAATTTTCTTCATTGTAAATTTTAATTCTTTCTATAAAATGATTTAGTGTGTAATTTTTTTTAGATCTATGTGTACAGTCATCTGATATATCATACAAAGTTGCTTTTACTTTGTTGTTACCTTTTCTAAGTACGCGTCCAATACTTTGAAGATTACGGATCCTCGATTTGGACGGAGAGGCAAAAATAACGTTATGGAGATTTTTAATATTGAT